GAGGAGTTGCCTTTGGCGCGACAATGCGTCATTGAGGAACGAGGTATGAAAGTCCGCATAGTCACACCTGTTACAGGGTGTGTGGGCTACATCTCCTCAGTCCTCAATGGCATTCTCCTCTCTCTGATGAACACTGACTCTCGCCTAGAGACGCGCAGTAGCTCGCCACTGCTGTCCGTCTTGAAGCGCATGACTGGGGGTGGGAACCTTTTGGTCCGATCCGTAGACATGAGCAGAGCCAGTGATCTGATACCGCATCAGGTCGCGCAGTCCCTAATCAGTGGGCTTGTCGACGGAATGAACTTATCGCCATTCCTTCGGTCAGCCTTCCGATTGGCTGCCGGGCCTCATAAGATGAACGTACGCGGTCGTTGGGTAACGACTAAGTCCGGCATCCTAATGGGGTCTGGAGTAACTTGGCCCATCCTGTCTCTCTACAACCTATGGATGTGGGAAACAGCTTGGACCGAGTCAGGGCTTCGCGGCCGTAGTAGAGCGGTTCGATCGAGGGTGCGCGTCGTTGGAGACGACCTTCTTGGCATTGCCAGAAGACCGGTCAGCGACATGTACACCTTGATCCTAGAGAGAACGGGGGGGAGTCCGAGCTTTGGCAAGGACTTGCTCTCATCGCGTGTAGGTGTTTTGGTCGAAGAGGTCTTCTCCTTGAGGGAGGACCCCCGTCGCCCAGTCCACCTGCCCACGATCAGCGTTCGGGCGATCCAGCCATTTGCTCGTGTAGAACGTGCAGGTGGCTTCCGCCCACCCTGGACCCGTGGTCCGGAGTTAACAGAGCTCTGGTTGTCTCTATCCCGAGAGCATTGGCTGTTGGATTATATCCACTTCCGCTACTCAGAGGAGATCGCTCTACTGCAGCGAAATGGTATACCTCCATTTCTACCGCGAGAGTTCGGTGGGGGGGGTTTTCCATCCGTCGACAATGGGCGTGGTTCAATCGCATCCCTTAAGCCTAAATGGGCTAGGGCTCTGCGTTGTGCCATGTCACAGTCGGCGGGGGGGGCACTCCTCTATAAGCTGAGCTCCGTGTGGACGGAGCGGGTAGAGTCCGTTTTACCCAAGGGTTTACGGGACTACTACGCGTCCGCCCAGGAGTATGCCACGGCAGAATGCGGATATCCACAGGAGGTAGATATTGAGAAACACCCTCAAGCACAGGATCTGGTCCAGCAGACGGTCACAGTTGTTGAAGCTGCGACGCGTCTCAAGGGCCCGGTCAATGTGCGAGAGCTCAATATCTCCATAAGTACCGTAAAGTCAAAGCTTAAGAAGGGGATCGACTCTCTTAATGAGTTGGTTCCCTATCCTAAGCTGACTGATCGGCCCAGCAACCTGACAGACGGGCTCATGAGGTACCTCGACGAGGGTCCTCGTAAGCGCTGCTATCAGCAAGCTGTCCTGGGTATCGTGGATGTTATGTCGTTCGAATTTGTGGGCTCTACTATGAGGCCTACGTGGTAGTCGACTGGGG